CAGCTTTGGGATTGCATGGGCTACCGCTTTACTATTTGCGAAAAGATTGGCCTTCGCAATTTAGGTGTGAAGTTTCTAGGCAAAGATAAAGAATGGCACTTTGGACGATACTTGTTTACTGTGGATTTCTGCGCTGATGGCATGGATTTGGACACAGGTTTTACCGAACAAGCAGAAGAACACAAAAGCTTCAATTGGATTGCGCTAGAAAACGGACAGTTTGCTTGCCAACCCAACAATCGGTGTTTGTGGTACGACCAAAGCCTAATTCCTGCGGAGACAAAGTTTCCTGATTTTCAGGCGGCTCAAACCTTTTACACGGTTGATGGCACACGCAAGTGGTCTGCAGGGGACGATTGGTTTTACGACTTAAAAGAAAAGAATGCTTGAAATCTTTTTACTTTTGTTGCTAGGCGGTGCGGTACTGGTGTTGGCGGTGCTTGTCGCCATTCACATTCTTAAAGACTAAGAAACATGGCGCGTTCGTCAATGCGCCTGTTTTGAAGCCCTTTAAGAATCTTGCCACCTGCCATGCAATATTTGAGTAGCTCATCTGCTGAGCCTGCCATATCGCCACGCAGGGCTTTTTGACGTAGCGTAGATCGTTGAAGTGTGCCTAGCCCTACATTGAACGAAAACGACACAAGAGCATCAAACTGCCCTTGGGTTAGAGGTACAGGTACAAACTTTTCTACGCCAAGCTCAAACCGCTGTAAGTCAGCAGCAAGTATGGCATCCACTTCTTCCATAGAAAACTTGCGGTTGTCTTCAGGGCGCAGGGGGTAGGCATCACGGTCTTCTATCTTTAGTTTGCCCTGTTCAGGGTAAAGCACATGGCCCACGCCGATAGTCCACAACTTTGCGGGGCAGCGGTACGGGGTGAGCCTTAAGCCCTCATGGTGCTTAATGACCTTCAGGGCTTTGGCGCTGACATTCATTTGCCAAACGCTCTGCCACCAAAGTGAAACGCTATGATGGACGCAAACAGGGTTTGGGTTTCGTTATCCCAAAGCTGCTCTGCCAACTTTTCAAAAGATACGTTTGAACTGATACCATGCCATGCTAGGGTCAGGTCGATTGCGACAAGGAGAAAAAAGAAGCCGTAGGTAATCACGGGCCTTACTGACGCTCTTAAATTGTGCATCCATTGGCTAGTCCCTTCATTCAGACTGGTGTCATGGGCGTAGATAGCTTGCATTTCCGCTTGTTGTGCGCCGATTAGAGCCGTTTTTTCTGACGATTTTGTTTCAATCTCAAGCTGCTCAGTCTTGATGTGTTCAATGCGTTCCTGTGCTTCAAAACCAGCTTTCCGCATTTCTAGCTCACGCTGAATCTGCATTTGGGCCAAGGCAAGCTCATGCTTTTTGTCAGCACGGTCTTGGAATGCCTCTAACAGCTTGGGCAAGCCGCCCATCAAAAACGAAACAATGGTTGAAAGTAAAGTAATCATTTAGGTTTCTCGCAGGTGTGTTTGGCACGTTCTTCAAGTATTGCAATGGACTGCCTGTTGTAATGGATTTGGTCACGGTTAAGTTGAATTTCTTTTTCCAAATCTTGGCGTAGTTTTTCACGGGCAAGTTCGGCCCCGCTATTGGGTGCTTGCCTGTTGTCAGATGTAACCACCAAACTAATCTTGCTGTTCAGAATGGTCACTTCATGCGCTAAGTTGGATAGCGCAGACATTAAATAAACTACACAGCTAAAAAGCAAAGGCAAAATTGCAAACGTGATTTTTTCAATCAAGGCGCTTTTTGCGGATTCTTCAGCCATTTACAGCCCCAATAGTTTTTTCACAAACTCTGCAGCCACGCCAGGCCCAAGCAGCACTACGGCAATCACTACGTAAAGCAGGTACTCAATCTTGGCCATGCGTTTAGAGCCTTGAGTAAAGCTCTCTTGTATGCCTTCGTATCTTTGGGCGCAGACGGCCTCATGGACGCTTAAACGCTTATCTGTTTCATTAGCTAATTCGTGTATCGTTTCCATGAGGCTGTTTCTTCTTACTCTGCTTTTACTGCAGCAGGTTGGTCTTTAAGTGCTTCTTTCAGCATCTTTAAAAACGCATCCTTACCCACCACCAGTTGATGAAGTTGAAATTGGGTTGAACCAATCTTTCGGTCTAAATCTACACAATGGTTGAACAGCGCAACTTGATTCTCTGTAAAGTCATTTGCATCGTATTCAACGTCATCTATCGTCACGATTTGGGGTTGTTTGTTTGCCATATCGTTTTTCCTTTCAATGTGCCGCCAAGGTCGGGTGGCGGCTTCCCGTTATGCTGTTGCGGGTGTCGCCCAAGGCAGGGGTAGCTGAATAGTTGCTGACATAATTAAACTCCTTGAACGGGTGGGTTAGGGTCATACGGGACGGGAGATGGTTGGCTCCAAGCGTATGTGGCGATGTTGAGGTAGTACGCCTCATCCAGCACTATAGATGCTTGCGGGTCGTTGGGTACTAGAGTTGTACGCCAGTAAGTTGACGAAATGACAACACCATCTTTGAGAACATCGGTAGTCTTGCGAACACCAATGCAACCATTAGGCTGAATGTCAAATTGAGAGATGTATGTGGTTTCTGTGAATATAGACATGATTGTTTCCTATGTTAAGCAACTCGATAATTTCCTGACATACCTTCAATGTTTCCTGAGGTATCCATTGGTATATTTGCATTACTACCACCACCTGTAGGTGCTTGTCGCAAATTGATAGATGTACTACCTTGGTCTTGTAATGCTGTTGGATAGTTTCCTGCTGTCAACGCAATGTTGTCAAAATAACAAATATAAGTAACAGGATTTGTTCCAGAATTATTAGCGGTAAATGGCAAACCAGTTACTTTCATATTTCCTGTGCCTGTATGTGCAGTCCATCGTAAAGTAAATTGAATAAAAACTCTGTCGCCTATTTTTGTGTACCAGCCAGTTTGATTTGTATATGTACCAGTTCCTGCTGCTGTAGTTCCCTCAAGGACGGGAGTAAAAGTCCCCTCCTCATAGTCATCTAGCGTGTTGGCGTTAGATGATGCTGATTGGGTTGCGGGGAAGGTGATGCCGTTAGATACTTGAAGAACACCACCGCCTGATACTGCACTCGTAGTCCCCACCAGCAAGTTACTGCTGGAGTCGATACGCATAGCCTCTGTACCGCCTTCAGAGAAAGCAATAGTGTCGGCAGCGGGGAAGAAGATACCCGTGTTTGCGTCTGTTCCTCTGATTGCAGGGGTTGCTGCTGTGCCATCCACATCGGATAGGCCGTCAGTACCGGAAAGAATTAAGCTCATTTTTATGTTCCTTATTCGTACAAAATGTTAACTGAGCCAGCATCGAAGGTGTCTGTGCCACCTATGGTTGTAAGACGTACCATATTCAATGTACCCGCTAAACTTACCGTTCCACCACCGAAACCCATGCGGACATTTGTTGTGTCGGTTACTTGCGCGGAACATATCCAAATGTTTCCCGAAATTAGTACAAACGTTGCCAAGCCTGAGTATGTTTGAGTGCCACCACCACCACCTGTTGTATTAAATGCAAACCCCGTCGTCAATGAATTGGCGATAGTAACATTGCTTGTTACAAATACGCCTGCTGAAGCTGCATATCCACTGGTTGTAGGTGAACCGCCAGTTCCAAGTTGAATTTGCATAACTTGCGTTCCGCTAACGCTTACACCGTTAAATACCATCGTTATGCGCTTCACCCATGATGGAATAGATGTAAAGTCAATGCTTGTTCCACTAGTAGATGCAACGGCAGTTCCTGACGTAATCGTGCCCCCCTGAATAGGATTTACAACAGTCAAAACTTGGCCTGTACTAATAGTCAGCGCAGTAGTAGGAGTAGAACCTGTTTTAAGCTCTAATATGCCTGACGTATCAGAAGAAATTGCAGTACCGCCATTGGTGGCGTTTCCTGCTGTGATGGTATTAGCCATTGTTTATTCTCCTTATTCGTACAAGATGTTGATTGAGCCAGCAGTAAATGTGTCCGTACCGTTTACTGTTGTAATGCGCACACGGTCAAGAGTGCCTGATAGCGCTTTTGAACCTGAGGTGCTCTGTGTAAATGGAGTGTTAGACAAACCACAAACACCATTCGCGGTCCATGTATTTGTTGAAACGTTAAACAAATCAAACACAATTTTTCCGTGAAGCACGTTTGAAGAACCTGCGGAGTTAATACCAAAACCCGTGGTGTAATTTGACGCCCCTGATGTTGCGCCCGTATAACTACCAGAACATAAATATCCAGTAGTTACTGCGCCGCCAGAAGTTCCAAGTTGAAACAAGACGTTGGAAGAACCGCTAATTTGCAGGCTTGTATACATCACAGTAATCCGCTTTACCCAAGAAGGAATACCTGTGAAGTCAATACTTGTTCCGCTTGTAGAGGCAACGGCAGTACCGCTAACAATTTTTGCTGTTGGCGTATAAGAAGAACCATCAGTAGAAAATGGAATTTGACCAGTTGCAGAAACGGCAGTAGAGCCAACAACAACAGTACCTGTTGAAGCGGGTAACGTAATAGTATTAGTACCAGCTACTGCGGGGGCGGCTAGTGTGATTGCGCCGCTTGTGTCGCCTGAAATTACAACTGAACTCATTGTGTATCCTTATAAAACAACCCAGCGGCTGCCGCTAGGTACTGTTACTGATTGACCGCTTGCAATAGTGATAGGGCCAGACGACATTGCGTTGGAACCCACCGGAATACTGTAGCTTGTTGAAACTGTTGCTGAGTTCACCACAATACCGTTACTGGCAACAACTTGAGATGCTTGTAGTTCACCAGTAGAGGGTTTGTACAGCAGCTTTGCATTCGATGTGTTAACAGAAGAAACAGTACCCGATGTCGTAGTAGCAAACAATGGGTAAAGATTACTTGCTGTAGATGTGTCATTGCTGACCGTGACGTTTGTGCCTGCGGTTGCCCATGTAAATGCAGAGCCGTTCCATGTCAAAGACGTAGAGGCAACTGTAGGAGCAGTGATGAAACTTGTAGCACCTGCGCCTGTTTGGTAGGGCAGTTGATTAGCTGCGCCGCCAGCCACGTTGGTAGCTGTAGTCGCCGAGGTTGCTGTAGCAGCGTTACCGCCGATAGACAGTCCAGATGCTGTTCCTGTTAAACCTGTGCCGGGGCCGGAAAATTGGGTATTAGCTGTAACTGTAGTGCCAGTAATCGCAGCGGCGACAGTTCCTCCGATAGCGGGAGGGCTTGCCAAATAAGTGCTGAAACCCGTGCCGGAAACGGTAGAAGAGGCCGACAGAGTTGTAAACGCACCAGTATTAGCAGTAGTAGCACCCACAGTACCGTTCAATGGGCCAGCAAAGCCTGTAGAAGTCAGCGTAGTACCGTCAAATGTCATGTTGGCAGAACCCGTAAGGACTTTACTACCATTCAAGTATTGAACTTGGTTGGCTGTGCCGCCCGACAAAGTTACAGCACCCGCAATGCTTGCAGTAGTACCCACAAACAGCGCCTTGGCTATACCTACGCCACCTGCAGTAATGATTGACCCTGTGCTTGTAGATGAACTATCTGTGGTTAGGCTTGACGTAACACCTTGTGCAAACGTAATCCTAGCGGTTGTGGTGGTCTGACCGTCTTTAGTGATAGCTGTGCTTAGACCCACGCCTAAATCGGCTGTAAGGGCGTTAAAAGCGGTTGCAGATATGACTGTGCCTGCAACTACAGGTTGCCCTGCTGAGTTGATGTTAAATGTACCGCTGCCGTTGTAACTCATGGTTGACCTTTTAATGCATTTGCCAATGCGTTGTACTTAGTCGATTCTTCAACTTGCTTAGTAATTTCCCGATTCTTAACAATGTCAGCCGCGCTTTTTGCCAAAGGCAAACGCAACGATGCAAGTTTATCCAAAGCACGCACGACCACGTTGCCTGAGTTTGAATAATTTACGGTTCCAGGCGGCTTGACCAAGGCATCTTGTACCGTGTCTCGCAAGTCGGTCAAAATTTCACGCCCTTTGCCACCAAACATATAGGCCAACTTGTCTTCACGGTCTAGGGTGTCAATTGCATTTTTGAGTTTTGCAAAAGATAGCTGACCGCTTGCGTTTTTGGTCAATTGGTCTTTTAGGTACTGAATGGTTTGCCCTTGAAGCTCTGCGTATGCTTGCTGACCCTCTGCCCC